GTCGCAGCAAGACATAAACACGCATTACTTATGGCTATACCTAAGGTAGTAGTTAATGAGAACATGACAGGATCGTTCAGCCCGGCTATAGGCTCAGTGAATAAGGTTAAGCTACCACCTAACACACCACTGTCAAATGCTATTAGTTTCTTGCAACCTACAGCAATGACACTTGATGTTGATAAATCGGTTGATGATGCTATAGAGAGAACACAGACACTTGATGGTGTTAACCTCAATATACAAGGTGCAACACGACCTGATAATGCAGCAGCACTACTGACACAGATTAAGCAAGCTAACATACCCCTAGAGACTTATAAGCGAAGACTGTATAAGTATATTGAAGATGTTGGGGCAATATGGCTTGAAATGTACCAAACTAAGTACAACATGACGAGGAAGTTTCGCAAGGAAGATGGGGAAGACCTAGCCTTTGTAGGTACGGACTATGCTGATGTTGATATGCACATTGCCACAGACGTAGGACCATCAACGCAATGGAGTGAGGTTACATCCTTCCAAATGTTAATGGACTTGTGGGATCGTCAGATAATCAAGCAACCTAACCAAATTCTTGAGAGATTGCCAAGCAACTCAATTAACCAGCAAGATGATTTGATAGAAGAGAACAAAACAGAGGAACTCATAGCGATGATGCTTCAAGCACTAGGAATGCCACCTGAGATGCAAGAGGAGTTCGACCAAATAGACACAGAGGAAAAGATTGAAGTTATTCAAAACTTGTTAGGAGGTATGCAAGATGAAGTGCAGCCATTGCAATAATGATATGATCATATCTAAGTCGGTGCTAGTGTCTGAACTAGACTCGACAGATGTGTATACAGATATGGAGTTTGTGTGCACTAACGCTAAGTGCCCTAACTTTGGCGGTGTAGACATGAAGAAACCGAAGAAAGTACACAAGATGAAGATGAAAGCCAATTGACGAATATCACGATATGTGGTATAATAGGGGTGTAAATGGATAGATATAGAGGTGGGTACAAAGAGACTTATGAGCAAGTTGGCGAGTTCGAGTATAATGAAGTTAACCCATATGCCGAAATAGCAAACGCAATCAGACGTCAATACCCTAATGCAAAGATGAAACGCACAACAACAGAATTTGAGTGGCATTACCTACCAATAGCAGAGAACAAATCTAAATGGATGTTAGTGCCACTATATACCATGTTTTACAGTACGGAATAAATAACAGCCTATGCCAAGGCTTAACGCACGAAAGGAGACATATGCCAATGTCCGAAGATTATGAAGTAATGGAAACCGTAGAAACAGCTGAAGAGGAAGTAGAAGACACGCCCGTTGACGAAACCGAAGTAGATGTAGATACAGAAACCGAGGAACAAGAAGAGGCTCCGGACTATACCGAAGCTGATAAAAGTTTCTTAGATCGTTTTGAGATTCAATTTGATAAAGGTGCAAAGAAGTTTGAAACATTAGAGCAACTGAAAGAAGCTGCCGAGATGGGAAGTGCCTTGCCTAGATACAAGGACAAAGTATCAGCACTAGAGAACAACCCTGCGTACAAGTGGGTAGATAAGTATATGAAAGACTCAGGTTATACAGACCCATCCGACTTTGTAAGGGCTATTGATGTCAATGCAAAGACAGAGGAGTTCGTAAGTAAAGGTATGACAGAGGAAGATGCAAAGACAGCAGCAGAAGAATTTGTATCACGCAATGATAGTGGCTCTGACTTAAAGAGCAAAGAGATTAGAGGTTTTCTAGAATGGCATAACAGCAAAGTGGAGTCGGGCAAGTTTAACGAGAGCCTAGACGCAGACAACATACCACAAGCAGTGCAAGATGCCTATGAGAACGGACAATCACTAAAAGAAGCGTACATGGATTACATCCTTGATGATATAAAGGTCAAGACCGAGCAAGACACATTGAAGAAATTAGCTAAGAATAAAGAAACATCCGCCGGAGCATTAAACGACACTAAACCAAACAACACAAAAGACATGACAGTAGCACAGATAAATAAGACACTCTCTAGCATGACCAAAGGCGAGCAAAGCAAATGGTTAGACAACAATTGGGGAGTTGTTGAAAAGTCCGGCTACTTCAAGTAGGAGGATTACAAATGTCAGTACAAAACTTTAACCCGATCTTATGGTCTAAAAAGATATTAAAGGAACTCGATAAGGAACACATGATTGTCAAGAACTGCTCAACTACTTACTCAGGTGAGATTAGTGCAATAGGTTCTAAAATCAAGATTAACTCGATCAACACGCCTACTATCGGCACATACGTACCTAACTCAACAACTATCACTCCTGAAGAACTTAAAGACGAATCAAGAATGTTAGAAATCACAGAAGCTAAATACTTCGCTTTCTACCTTGATGATGTTGACGAGAAGCAAACAACAGGCGGTCTTCTTGCTGAAGGTATGAGAAAAGCTGTGATTGCTCTTAAAGACTTATCAGAACTTTTCGTTACAACTAAATACGCTGATTCTTACTCAAGCGTAACAAATTCCACTTTAACATCAGGTGACTTCTTCTCTACTTTCATGAAGGCTAAGAGAAAGCTAATGAGAAATGGTAACGTATCTGTATCCGAACCTGTATTCGCTGAGGTTACTCCTGAAGTATGGGAAAAAGGCGTTCTCGCTGATATCCTTTACAACAACCAAGACAATGGCGATATGATCCGTAAAGGTCAATATGTTGTATCACTAGGCATGACATTCTACGTATCAAATAACATTGCTGTAACTGAGACAAACGAAGACGTAATCTTACAAACGTGTGCGGTTAGAACTAAAGACTCAATCGGATATGCTGAACAAATCATGAAGACTGAAAAATATATGCCTGAAAGTTCATTTTCAGAAGCGTGTAAGGGACTTCATGTTAGTGGAGCAAAGATGATTAAGCCTAAAGAATCATGTAAGCTTGTCTTAACAACCGCAGCCGAAACTTTAATATAGGAGGAAATAGATAATGGCAGATTTAGTAAAAGTTCAATTACTTAGAAATGATGGTGCAGTATGGCTCAAGACAGCCGGTGCAGCATCACAAACAATGGTATACAATCGAAGAGATGAAGCAATCACATTGCTAGTGGAAAACGGTGGCGGTGAAGATTGTGGAATTAAAGTTGCAGCTAACGGATTCGGTGCAGGAGCAACAGCACTTGATGTAGATATTGCGGATGGAGAATTTGCAATCATTTGCCCATTAGAGTCAAGCAGATTTAAAGATCCTGCAACAGGTAAAGTAACATTTGAAATTTTAGATCAAGACGATACTGCATATAGTGGCACAGTTGCGAGTGTTTTAGTAACACAAGTTAACGCACCATTGTCATTAGTAGACTAATCAAGACACACTGAGGGGGTGGGCTGTGCGCCTGTCCCCTTTTTTAGTAGGAGGCATAATGAAATTACAAAGTAAGCCTAACTTAACGGTTACGAAGATAATTAAGAAGCAAGGTCGGAAGAAAGTAGTATCATGGTTTAAATTCGATGATAAAGGCTTTGCGATTGTAGATGAAAGCAAACTGTCAGCCGTAGACATACAGAAGCTTAAAAAGAAGTTTAAGGTTGTAGAGGACGAATATAGTTGTAAGAAATGCGAGTTCACAACAGACAATAAGGGTGCATTGATGGCGCACTATAAGATGCACAAGAAGGAGGAACAGTAATGGGATTAGTTCAACTAACAAGTGATAAAAGTTTTGACATATACTTAGCAGCAGATACAAAACCTGTAGTGAATGTACCTAATGGAAGGGTCGCACTAGAGGTAGACACAGCAACTTGGTTCGTGTTCTATGAGGGAACATGGTATGAACAATAAGGGGGAAAGATTATGGGCTTCAAAACAGCAGGATTTCCGAAGTTCGGATTTAACCCACTAGGCTTTAAATCATCGGGCAAATACCCACCAATCTGCGCTGACAACGAACTTGTTCAGTACACGACATACACGAAGCAACTAGACGAATATCTGCTAGACCAAACCAAGGGGCGCAAGAGCGGAATAGTTAACGGACGTGCGGACTATCCGGGCGCATACTTTGAGGGTGATGGTACTAGGTATGTCGCCATCCGCTTCAATC